TGTTCCCTTACCCTGAGGGTTGACAGCGTGGACACCAGCAATGGTGAAGTTCTCACCAGGGTTGAAGGTGCCGGTCATGCCAGCGATGGTGAAGGCAGTAGCACCTTCAGAGGGAAGAGTGGTGGTAACGGTTAGGGTTCCAGACCAAGTGCCGCAATTCTGAGTAGGAGCGTTAGCGGTAGAGAAGAAGTCTAGGCCACCAGCATTACCAATAGAGCCGATACGATACTGATCACTGATTTCCTTGGTAGGATTGAGTAGGGTAGACATCCCACCAATCATTCCAGCCTGCATGTAAGGATTTAGAAGACCGGAGAGCTTACCATCATCTCTGACAGCAGCCTGGGTTTCCATGACAGCCTTAGCATCTAGGAAGGGCACTAGATTGGTAATGGCGGTTCCAACTTGACCGTAGAACTGATTGAAGAGCTTAGCCTGAGCAATGATGCTGGCATCAATTTGCTGGAATACAGTAGCCATTAGGGGATCAGTGACATTTTTCTTGAATTCATCAACATTGAGGGTTAGCTCTTTGCTGGTTAGGATAATGTCAGCACCACCCTGAGCCAAAGCGACAGGCACATAGGTATCATTGTAACCGGTTGGGTTAGCGGTAGCACCAGAACGGTATGGGTAGAAACCAGGAACACGGACATTGAGGGTATCACCAATCTTAGTGGATTGAAGATAGTCACCATCCCAGCGTCTAGCTACACGAGAAGCCATCTGGCAGTTATTCTTGACTACATCAAGAGCAGAAGCCGTGATTTCAACTCTATTGTTGAAGATATTACTTGAAATTGCCATTTGTTAATCCTTTTTGTATGGTGTTTAGTACACCGTATATCGTGTTTGTTTAAGTGAGGTTCCAGCAGCCTTAGTAGATTTAATGGGAGTTATTGGAGCAGGAAGACTTGCTGCCTTCTTAGCTGAGGGTGTAGCTGTTTTAGCTTTATCCTCTAATTTAGCTTCAATTTTACCTATCTCTTTAGCTGACTGAGTGGGAGTCATATCAGCAATTTTATTACTTACCTCTGGATTAGCCATAAGGTAGTAGAATAAATCTACTGATACTGGAGATTCTTTTATCATTTGAGCCATGGTAGCATTGGTACGGCTGGCATCTTCTTCAATCAATTCAGGTAAGTCAGGATACTTTTCAACGGCTGCTTTAATAGCTGTCTTGAAATTAGTGTCCTTCTTAGCTTGTTCTCTTTGGTAATCCCTAATGTCTAAACGATAATCTAGATCATTCACCCCATCCCTATAATTAGCTGGGTTGGGAAATGTGGGATCAATAGTTACCGGGTCAATGGGTTGAGACTGGACTGGTTGAGAAGGTTGCTGGTTATTCTGAATGAGTGCTAATTGGCCCTTAAGCTGTTCGCGTTCCTTCACCAGCTTAGCAATACGCTTTTCAGCGGCTTTGCTTCTTGGTTGTTTAGTGGGTTCGGGCTCCACTTGGGTTTCAGTCTCTTCATCAGATGCTAATGCTTCATCCTCAGAAACTTCTTCCTCGGTAGTAGTGTCTGGCTCTACTGGTTCGGGTTCATTAACCACAGACTTAAGTATTTCTTTTGATTCTTGGGCTTTTCTGGCCTGTTCTGCTACTTCTGCTGCCTGGGCTGCTTCTTTATCAGCCTTAGCTTTAACAAGAATGACAGACATATCTTGATATTCACTACTCATGGTTATCTCCAAGGATGTTCAGGGTTATAGAGACCAGACTCTTGTGTTCATATCTTATTATAGTAATATTTACTAGCTACCCTGAAATATTTCTGCTGTCAATGGTGTTAGACCATCTGTAGAAAGCAGAATTAATGGATATCCACCCATAGTCATAGCCGGTGTTAATGTATATTGTAAGTAGGCTAATGTTGTTACAGCATAAGAATATGCAGTCCAAGTATTAGAAGCATAATTGTAATAATATGAAGAAATTGTAGATGGTAATGGAGTATTAGCACTTGTTCCGTAGACCATAATTCCATGAGTCATACCTATTGCTGGCAAATCACCCATTGGATAAGGGCAATCTGCCAATCTAGTCCAGGTGTTAGCTGTTAAGTCATATCTAGAGAAATATTGTTGACCAACGTCATCATAACCACCTATATACACATAATTACCATTCTGAATTATAAATGGACGCTGATTTAATGAATCAAAACCAGCTAAATATGGGCCGATAGTCCAGGAATTAGATGACTCTGTGTATATGCATGTAATTCCTTGTTGATATGTAACATCATTGTCAATAATAAATAACCTACCATCTGATAGGGTTAAACCCGTCATTTGTGTTCCAGAGTCAGGCCCTGCGGTTCCTGGTATCGTATATTGATAATGAAATTGGTCCTCTATTGCCCATGTTTTTGAGGTGGTGTTGTATATTTCAAAGGATTTATCTCCTCCTCCACTCCCTCCAAATATGGCTGCATTACCACTAGGCAAGGATAGGAGGCACCCTCCCCCACCTCTAGAAATATTTAAAGCACCTGTAAGAGTAAAATGATTAGCCACAGGATCAAAAATTTCTGTCGTTCTACCAGAGCCATCTGTATAGCCACCACCTAATACATAAGTACCCCCTGCTACTAACCAGGTACCGTCACCTAATTTACAAGATGCTCCAGTGGAATAATATGGGATATATCTTTGCTTCACCATTGATGGGCCATAAGACCAACTGCTTCCATTAAATAATATGGTAGTATTGGTTATTCCAGAACCCAAACCACCAGCCAACATAATCAAATTAGAAGATAATTGCAAACCAATACTATTCGCTTTTGGCAATATAGATGAAGATCCAATATTGGCCCAAGTATATGGGTCTATTTGAACAGATTTACTTGCTGTAGCCGTACCTAGCGTATTGGTATCAGTGGCCGTAACGGTAGCCGAATGAGCACCAGTGGTCCCCCAGGTGTGGTTTAGAGAGGCATTGACACCAGTTCCACCATCATCAAAGGCCCAGGAATAAGTGAAGGTATCAGAAGGTAGACCCGGTGTAGAGGCAGAAGCCGCATAGGGAATTGAAGATCCTACTGGATAGCTCATTAATTAAGCCGGAGGAGTAATTTTAGCTGGTGCTTTGGGCTCTTCCAGGGTCTGTGGGTCAGGCTGTGGGTTTAAAGCTGCTCCTACGGACTGTTTTACAACATCATTAGCTGCCTGATGATGGAGCTTATCTACGTCTAGGATGTGTTTCTGAAGCTGTACGGTCATCTCATGGGTCATTTGGGCCTTATTCTTCATGTCAGCCAATTCTTCCTTAAAGACCAACATATTAGACTGATGTTCCATGTCAGCCTTGGCTTTCATCAATTCCGTCTGTTGATTTAGCTGAGCAATCTGTAATTTGGTTTGTTCCCCAGCCTGTACCTTGTCAGCTAGCTCAGTCTCTTTCTGGAGGGTCTGAGTCAACTGCTGAATCATCTGCTGGTCATGCTGTAGACGTTGCTGAATGGCTGGTGGGATGCTCTTATCAGCGTCTTTGTCATCCAGGAGGCCAGGAGGAAGGGCCTTCTCTAGACGTTCTCTAAGCTGGATGGCAATGGGACTATCTAGCTGACTGACGATCAAATCACCGGCCACGTTCATCAGAGCGGGGTCTTTCCCAGCTAGATCAAACAACATGCTGACATTCTCTTGTCTCTTGGTCTGGTAGGAGGGACCAGAGGTAACGGTGATGTCATATTTACCGGTAGTGACATCGTAAATCTTGGCTACACCATCTACAGTCTCCACTCCAGTCTCTTCAGGACTTCCATCACCATTGATAGTGACCATCTTATGCTTATCATCAATCCCAACAATCCTAATAACGGTCTTTTCAGAGTAAATCTTGGGGATTAGATCAAGGAACATACGACCCTGAAGCCTAATAGCTCTACTAAGATTGTCTGAATAATGGTAATTACCCATTGATCCAGCATTCTGAAGGGCCTTAACAGCTACTCCAGACTGATTAGATATTTTCTGGCCCATAGAAGGATCATATAGAGCATTGGTACCCTTAATATCATTCTCAATCGAATTCATTAGCTCTAGAACACCCTGAATAGGTGGTTCTTGCACGTTTCTGGTAGGAGGAGGTAGCTCGTTACCCATGTCATCGTGTGTTACGTATTCCAAATAGGCCAGATTCTTAATATTAACGTCTTGCCAATCATTCTTTCTATCACCAACGAAACCAATAGGACCAATCCAAGGGGTCTTAGGAGTAGCAGCAATAAGCTCAATAGCCGTAGTCTTGGCAACATTGAGCATGATTTGCTCTTCCATTACCTTACGGACCAGACCAGAGTAAATACGCTGGCCATCTTCAAGTAGGGCATCACCAAAGACAGGGATGACAGGAATTCTATCTCCAGCCCAAACGGTTTCTTCTAATATCTCAATCCCATTCATCTTATACCATCTGATAACAGGCTCTGAGTGGTCTCTTTCCAGGACAATCAGGGGCTTATCACCATCCTCAAGGTCTTCTTTAGCCATCACACGGCCATCAGAGAGCTTTACCAGCTTCTTCTTCTTTTCCTCCCTGACAAAGTATTCAGCTACGGTACAGATTTTCCCATTATTACTAAACCATTCAGGTGTACGGGAGTGAAGTCCGGTCCAAACAGAAGAATTCATACCCGATAGATCAGCATCAGGGTAGGTTTCTTTAAATTCCTCTTCAGTCATGGTGTCAATGATGAAGGCCCAATTGATATCAGATCCATCAAGCTTTTCAAAGCCAGGATCTAATAAGACAGAGAAGGGATTGATGATAGATTCAACGGTAATCTCTTGGTCAAAGGTATCTTTTTTGTAGCCAGTCAGAATACGCCAGAAACCAATACCACAACGTACAGTGTCCTCAAAGGCTTGGTCATAGGCTAAATCGGCATCAGATGAGACTTCAATATGCCTACAAAGACCTTGAATGATCTCTGCGGTATCTTCATCTGCACCATCATTGCAAACGTGAACCGTGACAGCAGGTCTATTTTCACGTTGGGCATTAACTAGAGATTTAACCTGGGCATTGATACGGTCTGATGCATAAGTAGGTCTACCTACTCTTGCTTGCTTAACCTCTTCAGGCCACTGGTGTTCAGATGAGCAGAATTTTAGATCCTTAGCAGAGAGCTTAAATTGCTTATCCCATGCTTCTTGTGCTAGATTAAAGTGCTTTTTAGCCTTATCTAGTATATCTTTCTTCTCGTAATCTTTTTCCATTCCTGCCTCATCTGCTAATATTATAGTTATTACGAGATCCACATATTGGGCTGCATAATCCTAGCCATGCTTACTTCTCTACCTAGTGAATCCAATGCTTTTGGTGTGGGTCTAGCTGCTATTTTCTTTTTATAGCCAAGGATTAAAGGCTCTAGTGAGTACCTGATAGCATCAATCCCATGGTTAAACCTATCTACAATTTCAGGAAGGATATCTCCTGATAACCTGTCTACTTTGTAAGAGTAAAGTCTAAATTCTTCCAATAGATGAACGCAACGGGGATGGATTACTATTAGATCAAATGACCTCATGTAATCCACACCATCCTCAACTGATCCTGGCCACTTCTTGCTAGGGATCATCTTTTTATAACCATTGCGTTTCATATAAGATATGGTTTCTGGCCTTGCACAGTCAGCCCTTGAAATGTGCAAACGGCCATCAGAGATAAGATCAAATTGAGCAGGAGCCATATCAGTTTCTAGCTGATAGGCAAACATCTCATGCTCTATGTACAAAACACGTTCATAGACCCAAGATTTGATAAATGTAGTTGGATCATTGGCAAATCCCCAGTCAGCACCATAGAAGGGAGACCAAGATTCAGGGTCTATCTTATCTGTGAAGTCATAAGATACATACTTACCTTTAAATATAACAGCATTTCCATGTTGTTTACATTTCCCAAGCCAGATATGGTTGTAAGCTTCTATATCAT